ACGGCCCCAATACGGGACCGCCCCCACCCCCCACTTACTACGCTCCGGGCGAACCCCAGATCCCAAGGGGATCAGAGACGCCAAAGCTGTAACGCTCGCGAGCCTTGTAGCGAACATTTCCGGTATCAAAGTCACCGTCCATGCTCGTTTCCAGTGCTACACGCCTGAAATGCTTCATCCCGTCTGGAATATCTGTCAGAAGGAACCACGCATCCGTGTCCGTTAGATAGTGATTCACAACCGTACCTCCCGAAATAATATTCATCGAACGCAAGGCGTTGATGTCATTATCGGCAGTCCCAGGACGAAGATCAGTCTTCATCACCCGTGTCGCCACAAACTGCAAATCGGGCGGGATGACGAGAGTCTTCGGACGAGCGGCGATCAATAGACCACGCTCATCCGTCCATTTACCAATCTGAATTACAGCAGCCTCAAGAGAAGTCTCATTGAGGTCAGCAGCGGTAACCGGACGATTGGAGTTCTTGCCACCTGAAACAAGCGGGTGACCGTCACCACCAGTTACGCCATCACCAGATGCCGTGAACAGATTCACACCATCGCCGCCCTGATAGGCAGCGGTGAACCCGTTGTTAAGCGGGAACACAGACTTCACCTGCTTGGTGTGGGCCATGGCGCGAGCCAAAGCCTTGGTGTAACGAGCCGACAGTGAGTCGTAAAGATTGTCTTCCATGGCTTCTTCCGTGATGGCAAAACCCATGGCAATAGTTTCGTGGTTGTACCGCGCCACGAACGACTCTTGTGCAGCGTCATACGAAATCGCATCACCCTCATCCTTCACGGGTGCTGCGTCGAAGCCCGAAAGCTTCACCTCTTCCTCAAAAGAACGATCCGAACTTTCCGTCTCATAGATTTCGGTATGCTCGTCATCATAACGTGCATACTCCATTCCGAAGAGCGCGTTCAGGCCCGGAAGTAGTTCCTTGAGGAGTTGTGCGCGTGAAATAGCCATTAGTCAATTCCCCTAGACGCCAGTAGCGTTCAAATAGGAATGATTAGAAGCTGATCCGCTAGACGCAGCGTTGAACTTCACGATTACATCTGGATACGCATCACTCGCTGTCGTCCCCTTCGGGGGTAGGCTGCTAGGCCCATCAACAAAGCTGATGATACGAAGAGGCAGCGTGTTCGTTGTTGCCGGAGTGCTGCCATCAAGTGCGCTCTTGGACTTACCAAGAGTAGTGGTGCCTGCCGTTACAACAACAGATGCGTTAAGCCCACGATCCGTGGTGTTCAACGCCTCGTCGGCTTGCATCTGGAAAACGACAAAAGGATCGTCCAGCACATACGCCATCGCATCAGTGGCCGCATTCGATGCGGGCCAATAATTTGAAAACGTCTTCTGGCCGGTCGTCGGGTCCGTATAGGAGCAACCCAAAAAGATTCCAACTGTGGTCAGCGCAGTAGTACCAGCATCCTTCGCGATGGTACCATCCGCTGCCACTTTACAAAAATCACCATTAGAGATCTGTGTGCCGTAAGTAGTGATAATCGGCAAGTGTCTCGTCTTGCTGGTGAACGACCCGGAAGCACTAAGAGTGCCTACAGGTCTAGCCCCGTATGGGGACGCCGTAGTAGCCATATTATTTTTTCCTAATTCACTTCAGACATTACTAGTTAGGTAACCTCAGCGTTTGCCACCACCAAAGGTTACACGAGTTTGACGATCAGGCGGGAGAACGGGCATCCGAGGATCGCTTTCCCGCATATAACTATTATCGACGGCTTGCATCTGTGAGGCAGCGTGTCTTTCGTAATATTCACGCCTCTTGCCCACGCTTTCCTCAGATTGCTTGCAGAGCAATAGCCCACCGAGTTCGATTGCTCCCCTCTCCTTCCACTCCGATTTATGATCGCTCATAATCTGGAGTTCTGGATGGTCTTCGGCTTTAACAGGCTCCCAGCCTTCACGAAATTTTCTGGAAACATTCGTGTTGTCTGCGCTACCTACCATAGATGTTCGTATCCATCTGAACACCCAACCGTCCTGGGGATCGGGATCTGGAAGAACCGATGCAGGTTCCCATGAAATATCACGAGCCTCACTTTCACGAGTCTCTATCTTCCTGGGCTTCCTGGGGGCGCGTTCACTGTCCATTAGGACATCTCCTTAATTAGCTGTGCCGCATATTGTTGTGGCGTGATACCCAGGCGTTCCGCGAGTTTAACCTGAGTCTGTGTCAGCGTGATTCTTTGTGGTGGCGCACCACTGTTTCTAGATGCTGGTGCAACCACGGGACTGGCCTTACGTCGAGGTGCGGCATCAACTACGACGGAATTATCTGAATACGTCGAACTAGTACCGAAGTGCGTAGGAAAAACTTCTTTCATACGATTATCTATCAATCTATAGTACTCATCAGAATCTGGGTCAATACCCTCCTCTCCTACCAATCTCTCATGTACTCCGTATGCAAAGCTTGTCATCTCCCTGTCCTGACCAAACCAATCGTTCGATTCCTGCCAAGATACGGCCTTAGGATCGGGCTCTGGCTGTGGTTCAGGTACATATTGCTGAGAAGCCTGGCTTGCCCACTCTTGATCCTGGGCAAGCACGTTGCGTTTCCAGTTATCAATGATTTTCTGTGAAACAGACGGTGCATAGGCTTGAGCAAGCTGTGCATTGGTCAAGTCTTTTTGCGTTTTCGCAATTTCACTCGAATCACCGGAGTCATGCGCCTGTTTAAAGGCTTCTTCAGCCATAGCAAGCGCGGCACTAGCGCGATGTTTCGCCTGATCCGTTAATGCCGACTGAGAATCCTGAACAAGCTGTACAAGGCGCTGATTTTCGGTTTGTAGCCCCTGCGTATAGCTAATAGCCTCATTTGCAAGCTTGTTGGAGGACTCTTTGGCCCTGCGCTCCTCGTGGTACTCCCATTTTAGCTTTTTGATGCGTTTTTGGGCACGATTTCCCAATTGTGACAGTTCTTCGTCTGTCGCGGTGTCCCCGTCGTCCAATGTTTCGGCTGCGGGAGCCCTTTGGTCCTCTTCTGGGCGGTCATCCACAACCTCAACGCTCAATTCTTCTGGCTTGGAAGTATCAACAGTCGTTCTAACGCCTAAGAACTTGTCTTCTTCGCTCATCCTACGGATTTCATCAGCCATTATGCTCTTTCAACCCCCCTGGGATCTTCTACAACCGCTTCGACGGTATCGTCATTGATTAAACGAAACTCCTTGCCATGAATTTTGAGTCTGGTGCCGCTAAATGCTCGAAAAACAACCCAATCCCCCACCTGGCAGTACGGCCCACCGGGAAATCGGGAATAGTTTGCGTAAGCATCCGGCCCCATGCTCATCACCCAGCCCACAACGGTCGCAATGGACTCTTCATGTCGAGAACCTTCTGATCTTATGATGCCCCCATCGGTCATTTCATCAATTTCTGGGAGTGCGATCAGTAATTTATAGCCCTTGGGCTCCGGCAACTGTGATGCATATCTATTTTTGTCATCCTCGGAAGATATCAACTCATTATCTTCCTTCGTAACTTCTTTTGCGAGCATAGTCATTTAGACCTCTCGTTGAATTATTGCGCCATGGTGGCGTATTGCAGGTTACAAGTTCCTCATTTTTTCGTCTAAATCTATAATTTCACGCTCCGCCCATGCTAGGCCCTCAATGGTGCCACATATTTTGCGATACTCTTCCATATCCTTAGCGGAACCCATCGCCAAATGGTCGGCAAGCTCATTCATTTGAATTCTAATTTTATTTTTGAGCAATGTCAAAACGTTTTCAGCCATTCTCTTTCTCGTCCCTTCTTGAACCTTCGTCTACATCCTTACCCAACTCACGACCAAGCTTGAATCCCTCTAACTGCGTTTCCATATCTATCTTTTGCTGACCAGATTTAGTCTTCGCAATCAGCGCCTGCTCTTCTAACGTCAACCCAGCAGCCTCTATACGCTCCCTACTCTCCAGTTTCTCGCGCTCCAACTCAAGTTTCGCCGCATCCTGTTGTTGGCTCGCAGCGAGTTTTTGCCCTGCCAACTCAAGTTCTGCCGCATCCTGCTGCTGGCTGGCCGCAAGTTTTTGTCCCTCAAGCTGCTGCTTGGCGGCGTCGGTCTGTTGCCTTCTCTGGGCGTCCTGTTCCTGTATAGCGAGTTCGCGTTCGCGCTGTTGAATAATTGGGTCCTGCTGCTGCTGCGCCTGTTCCTCTGCCTCGGCCTTCTGCTTTTTCTTGCCCAGCATCTGATCGGCAGCGTCGGCAACCAGAACACTCAATCTTTTCTCCACATTTACCGGCAACCTCTCACTCGTCGGCGGCAGCGGAACACCAAGTTCCTCTTCAATCTGTCTACGGAAGACGAATGCCAGGTGTTCGCGGATATGAGCATCCATGGCACCACTGATCGCTTGGCCATTCGGACTATTTTGTACTACCTGTGCAACGTCCGGATCATTCTTGATTGCCATATGAACACGCATATGCGCGTCATGGTCCTGATATTCAAATGCCTTAACGGGACGAAGGATTAGCATATCCTGATTCTCGCTAACGGGATCTGTCGGAAGTATGTCTTCCTTCTCCGGAACAACCTTGTCGGCATTGGGAATACCGATAAGCTCCATCATCTGCCTATGCAGAAGTGCCATATCATATAGATCGGGAGATTGGGCTGCCAATTGCAGTGCAGCTTGATACTGCATGATTCGCTGTGCCATGCTGGACGCATTGGGATCCGATACAGGGACGACATCAATACGATCATCAAAATCTTCTGCCTTGATATCCTCTCCCTCATCCGTCTCATATGGATATGCAGGATCTGTATAATCGCGAATAATCGTGGCCAGAATTTTATATTCCTGCTTGAGGCTCGCATGGATACGCGCCTGGATCGCGGACTGCACCTTCATCGCCCGCTCCATGATTGCGAGAGTCGTTCCTACTGGAGCCTCCGAATTCATGTCTCCTACTTTGATATCAGCCATCGAAGCGAATCGTCGCCCTTCATCCACAATATTTTGGAACAACTGAAAAAGAACCCCAGAAGGTTCTTTATATGGAAGAAAGGTGATGTTATCCCTGATTACGCCACCGGGAACATCAACATCCCTAAATTCCCCCGGCATGATCGGCGTGTCATCGCCTTTGATTCTTAGCCCACGGGTCTTTAGCCCTCCGGGCAAATTGGACAAAGTTCCCGCATCAACAAGCTGGCGTAGCAAACTGGTCGCTGATTTCGCAAGTCCTCCGATCATATGGATCAAGCCAAGATTATAAAATCCAATCCCAGGCACATATCCATAATGTACGAAATGCTGCTTCTTGGTTTTGTGAATATCGTCTTCGGACCAATTCCTGTAGATCGACAGAATCGTACTGTTGCCCTTGTCGATTGTAATTACATAAGGAAGCGCAATCCCATCGGGGCTTTCAAAGCCTGGTACGTCTAGATCAACGTGCATCTCCAGAAGCTGATGCCTCTCGTTCTTATCCCACGACGGCTTCACGCCCCCAATTTCTATGTACTTATCTGTGATGGCGTTGCTTTCAATGTTAGATGAAGTGAGTTCAACGTCACGATAAAATTTACTAACCTGAAGCTTTTTTATCTGATTTGTGCTGCGATTCATCACATGGGTATAACGCTCCGCCTGTCCTAGATCCGCTTCATTGAAAGCAACTACAAAATCCTCGGCGGGCACAAACATGGAGGTCGGCCTGCCAAGCGACGGATCAAAGTAAATCTTACGGAACGCTGAACCCGCGAGCGGAAGGCTGAACAGTAGCTTCTCGGTTTCGGAGCGATATTCTGTCATCACCTCCAAAAGCTGATAGTTAAGGTACTGCTGAACCCTCTTCGCCTGCTTGTCCCTTTCAGGACTAAGCTTGCCCCAGATCTTGGTCTTGACGGGACCCTGCGCGGGCATGACTTCCTGGATGGTCTGGCTCTGAAATCGAACTACCGCTTCCGACAGCATGGGGTGAAAGACGCCACACGCCCCAGCCCACGGTGTCGTGCGATCTTCCATTCCTAGTCCCAGATAATCCAACCCCTCTTCATATTTCTGTTCCCAGTCGCCCCTGCTGCTCTTGTCGGAATTAAATTTAGAAATGAGATCCGACGCAATGGAGTTTAGTTCCCCGTCTTCGATATGTTCTGCAAGATTCGACTCGAACGACTCACCACCCCCACCCATAGAAAGACCCTCGGGATCGAAATCAACGAGCATCCCGCCATCTTCCGTCTCCGTGAGCGTGGGCTCATCCGAAGGCATATCCTCTTCAGCCACCGAGAACCCTCTCGGTCCCATCTCAAAATCATCTTGATTAAAAAGAGGGTCCATTGGTTTATCTATCGGCATTCTCTAACTCCCATGATGGGCATCAATAATAGTCTGCTTTACGGGCTGGGAAAAATTCTTCCATGGGCTCATCACTTTTAATCGAAATAAAGCCACCCTGACGAAACCGCAACAGTGCTTGTGTGGATGAGTCTACGAGATCGTCGTAATCCCCATTGGGAAACGCAGCGAATTCTTCTATCACCGCCTCGGCCCATCTTTTCTTTGGTGCCCACACGAGCCCGGAAGAAAATATATCAGAAACTGCATTTGTCCTAGCAGTCTTGTCCTTGCCACGGCTAGGGGTGTATTCCGCAACGGGAATCCCCATTCTCCTGAGTTCAAATATTAACGGGCTACCGGCAGCCTTCGCCTCCACGATAAACGCATCTGGCTTGTACTCCTTCCAGACTTCATAGGCGCGAGCCTTCAGATCAGGAAACTCCAGACGCTCCTGTATCGCATCTAGCAGAATAATGTTTGCCTCATCCTTGCTATTCTTAAAGACGCCCCAGGTCGTACACGCGCTGTAGTCGGCAGTTTCCTTCGCAAGAAACGCAGTGTCCCATGATTGGATCACGAAATCACACTTCGGTGGATCCTTCTCCGTCCACTCATTCCACCATTCACGTTTAATGATCGCGCCTTCCTCAGAAGTCGGATCCTGCTGGTACTGGGCGCTCCACTTGGATACGGGTAGTTCCGCTTTCAGCGATTCAAGCTGATCTATTGGCCAGAACCCAGGCCAAAGCGATTTCCCGCTGGGCAGAATTGCGGGTAATTCAATAACTTCCCACTCGTCTGCACCACCTCGCTCTATGGATGCTTTAACAATACTGCCAGTCAGATCCCTTTTTGACCACCGTGTCATCACTAAACAGATCGCACCTCCAGGCTGTAGTCTCTGCCGGGGACCGGACGTATACCATTCATACGTTTTGTCGTAGACAGATGGATCGTTCATGGCAGCTTCCTGCTCAGAATGCGGATCATCCACGATAAGAATATCGGCACCCTTACCCGTGACAGCACCGCCTACGCCAATAGCAAAATATTCTCCGTTCTTGTTTGTTGACCAACGACCCGCAGCCTTGGAATCCACACTTAGGGAAACGTTGGGAAAGATTTTTTGATAACCATGGGATCCCACGAGGTTACGAACCTTACGCCCAAACCCAACTGCCAACTCTGCGGTATGGGCCGTCTGGATAACTTTTCTATCGGGATACCTACCAAGGTACCAGGCTGGGAAGAAGTTGGACGCGAATTCCGATTTCGTATGGCGGGGAGGCATATTCACTATCAGCCGCTTCAAACTGCCCTCCGCGATACGATTGAAGGCGTCTGCCATGATTTTGTGGTGATTGCCCTCAATGAACGCGGGCCACATTTTCCTAACGAACGGAAGGAACTCGCTCTGGGCGTCGATCCTGTCCCTGGCATCAGACAGTTCGTTTAGAAGAACTAGGATCTCTTTCTGGTTGTGTGGCGAGAGAGAGTCCAATTCCTTCGTGATCGTAGCTACATCTACGGCCATTTATGCTTTTCCGCTCTTGTCTTGAAGATATTCAAGCGTTTTGACGAGCATCCTGCGCTGGTCATCAGATAAGATAACCTCATCGTTTGATAATATGTCTTCAGCGTACTCAGGCCATTGCAATCTGTGGAGCGCAGCAGCTTGGTCAACTTTTGCTATGTCAAACCATTTGGTACTGTCTTTCGATCCCAACCAACAGATTGCACTAATGTGATCTTTGATTCCTGTGAGTTGTCTACGGTAAAGATCCTTCACCGCTTGGCCAATCATGGCTACGGTCATTGTCATTACCGGACACCCGCCGCCGCCCCTTCTCCTCAGATGTACCATCTATAGGGGGCATCTCTAGGTTTATACGTCGCCCAATGCCTCGTGCCTGCCAACCAACCATATTTAGCAGCGTAGCGTAGGGCCACTAGGGTAGATGCGCCCAGTAGCAATGCCAGCGCACCCATCTTGGCCAAACCCACCCTTTTTGGCACCGCCGTCCCCCCAAACATCTAGAAGTATTCTATCTGTATTACCTATATAGATAATATAGACTAAGTAATCTAGTCTAGATAATCTAGTCTAGTAACCTAAAATAACAATCTAGTTAGGTACTTAACCTAGATATTAGGCTACCGAACAGAAGATGTGGTGAGAAGTGGTAGAGTTCAGAAATTGACCATCATTTGAGCATAACACTGTTTAATACTTTCAAGGAACTGCGAACCACCACAGCCCCCTCCCCCCCCACTACCCTCTTGTCGCGGAACGAATGAGACAAGCGCTCCTTCTCGCGCCTTCCCATAAAGCCGATCACTCGTGCAGTTAGGCTGGTCGATCTCTCAAGGCCAATGCGGGGTATCTGGCGTCCCTTTAATTGATTTCTTACCCAGTCATCGCGCATCAGCGTCCGTCCCCACTCACTTCACCCCGGCTGTCACTCAGCAACTTACCCATTTGGATAAGAACCTGTGAGCGCAAGGCATAACCTAGAATCTTTCCCTACGGTCATACAGATTCGAGGTCATACCTTGCGCTCCCAGAACCTGATCCAGGGCAATGGGTAGCTGATTGACAACCGAGGTGAAGCGACTGGCGAGCATGGAAGGCCGTGAAGCACGATGCCCGGGTAAAAAGATCAAGGGACACCAGACACCCCGCATCGTCCTTGAGAGACAGCCTAACCCCCGAACCACGAGCAATCACCTTTCTGGGAAGACCCTCCCGACAAGGGAGGCGATTATCTGTGAAATGGATGGCCAATGCATTCCGTATACCATCCACCACCGTGGGAACCAACCCACACAGCAGGAGAACGTACGATGTCAGGACGAGCAACAGTTGCCGAGTACGTCGCGGCCCGAATGAAGGCGGTGCAGGCCTACGTCACAGGCGTAGCCGAAGCCACCATGCGAACCGGCGAGAAGAATGAAGCCGACCGCAAGAGCGCGGAGTACTTCGTGGATCTGGGCATCGCCTGGACCAACGCCCCTCCCACCGTCCTCAAGGATGTGGAGAGACTGCGTGAGGACATTGAGTTCGACTTTGAGGCGGCCAAGGATGGTGCCGAACACAGGGTCATAGCCCTCCACGCAGAGCAGACGGCGGCGGCAGCCGAAGGCGTCGGTAGGGCTCCGTCACTGAGTCTGAATGACGCCAAGAAGAACTCGACGAAGGGCATCCGGATGAGAAGGAGCGTCCTTGAAAATACCGTCGAGTGCATCAAGCTGGATCCAGCACTGGCCCGTGATTCCTACGCTAAGGCTAAGATCAAGGGAGCCGACGGACTCAACTGGACGGAACTCTGTAACATACTGTCCAATCCGTTGCGTACGCGAGCAGCGCAGAGCACCATGAAGGTCTCCGTAGGCATCGCGGAGGATGGGCGGCGTCGGCTGATGGGCGAGGACTATGCATCGACCCATGTAGTGCTGATTCGTCTGGTGGATGGCAAGGAGGAAGAGTTCACCACCACCACCTTCGGCCCCAAGGGAAAGACCGAGGATGTCGAGGTCATTATACGCCTCGTACCTAGCGGCGAGCTTTTCTCAGCCGCTCAGGAGGACATAGAGCTACGTCAGGGGCTCCAAGCCGCTGACAATGCGATTATCCGGAAGCTCTTAGGTGAGGCTAAGGATCCGGAGTTCTCCATCCGCGAAGCGCGTCCCAAGGTCACGGACCGCTAATCTCCCTCACTACCGGGGACAGTCGAGCTTCGGCTTGGCTGTCCCCAAGGGGTATCGTAGCATGAACGACGACGCATTCCTCCGGTTTATGAACGACTACCGGGACTACTTCCGAACCCTCGACAGCTACGAGGAAGCCTACTACGAGTACTACGCATGGAAGCATCGGGCACTCGACAAGAGTGTCCACGAGTTGGATCTGCACCACAGCAAGGATCGCGAACCGTTCGTGGATATCGACCAGATCGTCCTCAACCTAGAGGGCTAATCAATGTACACAGTCGAGAACTTCCCCACGAAAGCCGCGCTCAAGCAAGCCGTGGCCGCAGGCAAAGAAGTGTCCACCTTCCAACCGGGAGGGATGTTTCCCGCGACCACCGAGGGGCGAATATACCTTGAGGGTCCACACTACCCAGCCAGCCATAGCTGGTATGCTTCGGCGCTAGTCGTGGACGGCATTATCGTACCTGATTCCGTCAAGTAGCAAGAAGTAACCCTCACTACCAGGGGGCAGTCAGGCTTCGGCTTGGCTGTCCCCTTTTTTTGTTCCAGTCAACAGCGAAGTCGAGTACTACAAAGGACGCGAGCTAGTGTCGCTCGCGGCTTTAACAGCGAGGACGCGAGCTAGTAAGGAAGGTGATGTTAATGTGCTCGCGACTTGTTTTTAACTGCGAACCGCCCAGCCCACCCCGCCACCCCACCCCACCCCGGAT